TTTGTAATTTACTTGCGTATTGTCTTGCTGAGTCTTTTGCAAAGCCCGCATCTACGGCACACTCTGTAGCTGTCTTTCTACCCTCGTTTGTCACTAGCTCGTAGGCAAACTTCATTTGTTGTTCAGTTAGTTTCTTCGGCAGTCCCATTCTGTTCCTTTTCAAATCCCTCTTGTAATAGTTCTGACAATGTCTTTTCTTTCTTGCCAAATATCCTATCAAAATTCTCTTTGTATTTATCTGTGGTTGGCCTTGATCTACCATCCCACTGTCTACCTTTTTCTTTTTTTGTCATACTTGATTTTTAATACAACTTATTCTATAAATCAACACATGTTTACTGGAAAGGTATTGAGAGCAGCATTAGATAAATTTATGCAAGGCGAGGTAGCGTCCAACGCTAGAGTGCAAGTTATTTTACCTAATGGTGAGTTTTATGACATCACTGGTGTAAAGCTGTTAGAGAATAAATTAATTGGAGTAAGAGAATCTCATAGACTTGCCATTACAATTTCACCTGAACAGTGGAAGATGGGTAAGGTTATTAAAAAACTATGAGTTATGATTATAAAATAATAGATCAAAAGTATCATTTAAAAGGTTTGGTTAACCCTGACATTTGTAATCAGTTAATTAAATTTTATGAAGATCATAAACACATGACTATTCCTGAGGATAGCTACAAGTTTGATGAAGATACAGAAAGCAACAAAATAGAAGAAGATAATTGTAGTTTTTTAAACATATCGGAGCTTAAAAACGAAAAAGATTTTGAAGAACCTTATAAAATTATATTAAAATACTTAAGAATAGTATTAACTCAATATGATATTCACATGCGCACTAATTTATGTCCTACTTATGAAAATAAATTTATGACTCATACGAATAATATTAGAATAATAAAATATGAAGTTGGACAACTAATAAAAGATCATTCAGATGTAGATGATAATATTAGAGGTTCTTTAACCATGAATTTAAATGATGATTATGAGGGTGGTGAGTTTAGATTTTTTGGAGGACAAGTTAAGTTAAAATTATCTCAAGGTGAAGCTATGCTTTTCCCTGCGGAACCTTTATGGATTCATGGCACTGAACCTGTAACTAAAGGTGTGAGATATGCTATCAACTGTTTTTTAAGACAATGAAATTAGCATATTCGATACCTGGTAAAATCTGGTGGATACACAACTTTCTTGAATATGATTTTTATAAAGGCCTTCACAATGCAATCATTAATGAACGTAAAAAAATCAATTTACAGAACGTTGAGGGACAATGGAGCAAGTTTCTTTATCAAAACATGAAACAATCTAAAAGGGTGGAGGTAAGTAATTATCCACCTTTTGAAAAATTAAAAACTTTAATTAGTCATAATCCATACTGTTTATTACCTAAATTAAATCATATAAGCACTACGATTCATTACATGGAACAGGGTAGAGGTATAAATTGGCATGACGATGGTAAATGGGCTTACGGTGCTACTTATTATTTAAACCACAAATGGCATCGACAATGGGGTGGTGAGTTTATGTTCACTGATGCAAATGGTCATGGCTTTCTACCTGTCGTGGGTAACTCTTTGGTAATTGTAAAGGCTCCTATTCCACACAAGGTCAACCCTGTTTTGAGTCCGATCATGCCTAGAATTTCTGTACAAATTTTTATGAAATAGTTTGACAATTAAATGAGGTGTAGTAGTGAATCCAGAAAAAAAATTTTGGTATGAAATTAAAGCGTTCAATCTTAAAAATAATTGCGAATTATCATTTACACGCGTGGAAAATACTGCTTCATGGGGGACTCCTGATATACTGGGTTATAATAGGAATAGTCACTTCTTCACTGTAGAATTAAAAGTAACAAAGACCAACAAGGTACGCCTGTCACCACACCAAATAGCGTTCCATGTGAAACATCCTGACAATACATTTATCATGGTTAAGTCCCTCTCCCTTAACCTTGTAAAACTTTATGAGGGGAAGGTAATCAAGGAGCTTGATACCTGCGGCTTGAGCCTTGATGCTTGTGCCTCAGGGCTTGAGGCTTGTTGCTTGCGCCTTGCTGCTTGTTGATTGCTGGTTGCTTGCGTCTTCCTGCTTGCTGGTTGCTTGCTGCTTGAGGCCCGGACCAGGTCGCACGCCAGCGTCATCCGTCGATGCCGTCCCATAGCTAATGGCCTGATCCGATTTATTACGCAGCTTACGTAATTCTGTATAATACTTTGGATGTTTAAAAACGTGAGTCATCAATGCTTCCCGTAACATATATTTTTTATTTCGGGGTTCCAGCATTTTCTGCAGTCTCTGCATTCGTTGTTTTGATCCGGGGCTGGACAGGTTCTGTCTTCAGGCTTCGTTGACACGGTCGACGTGTTAGGCCAGCTCTCAATTGCGGGCTGGTCAATCATTTGACCTGAAAATCTTATAACCAGATTTGCTGGAGCTTCCGGCAGGAAGTGCTTCACCCAGGCTTCCCGAGTTGGCATCCAGTGCTGGACCTGTGGTGTAAGCTTTGCAACAGCAAAAATTTTTAAAAGGTGCTCTTCGTCCTGTACATCACCTGAGTCATGCCATCTGAATTCTTTTGATTTTTTTGAATTGATCAACAGCGCCATCGCTCCAACCCAGAGCGGGCTTCGGATGGCCTTCAGGCGCCTGTACTGTGCAGCCTGAACCACCGGGAACACATAACAACCTTTTAATGCATAACAGCCTGAACAGACAGAGCCCGGAACCTTGGCAAGCTTCGCGCCTGTTTTACATTCAGCAGCTGGCAGGCCATACGCCCAGCCAGGCATCTTTGAAGGCTTAGACAGGCCGCCCACTATTTTTAATGCTTCGTTTGTTTTCATAATATCCTATATAAACCTATATTCTAAATTGTCAAGCGCTTGTTGCTTGCGGCTTGTTGCTTGTGCCTTCCTTGTTAGTTTTTATTTAACCCCGACACAACCTGAGGTTGTGTCGACCAGTCAACGCCAGAGTCTCTGTGTTCTAGCGGCGGCGGCGCGTTGACTGATCCCAGGTCCATTGATGGTGTACACATCTGGACGCCGAAGCGCACAATGGACCAGGGATCAGTAGGTGATTGTGGACTGTTCAGCCTCCGTCAGTTTGAGCTGTCTCAGAGATCCCAGGAGCACCAGCGACCCACACAGTACCTGCACTATTTCCCAATCAGCAATTTGCAACTTAACTGATCCCAGGTCCGAGTGCTCCAGTAATTCCTTGCACTAAGGGGCTAGCCATGTTCGGACCAGGGATCAGCACCCAGGAAAGACGGCAACAAGTTGCGGTGTGATCCTGGGTCAGTCCCATTATAGCCTACAGCTTTAATTCTGCATTAGCTTAATTTTTTACTTCCATTTCTTTTGTCAACTTAAGAGGAATTTTAAAATTAAAATTCTCTAATATCTCAAGTCTTTTCATTGTTGCCTCATTTAATTGCTTTTGTGCATCAAACATTTCTTTTATGTTTTTAAAGAAATCAAGCAATTCCTGATCTGTAAATGTTTTTGACATTATAGATTTACCTTCCATGTTGTTGTTGCAGTTCTATAACCGTTATTGTCTAGGTCATAATAAGTTAAGCAAGGTACACCGTCTTTTGATTTAAAGTATCTGCATAACTCAGTCCACATAGCATTTCTGGTTATATGTTTTTTATGTTTCTTAGCCCAAAAAGTTATTTTGAACTTTTGATTTGTTATATTTATTTCTTTCATGTCCCAGTTATAATGGGACAATGTGGCAAGAATAAGGCAGATACAAAAATAATTAATTTTTTTTCTACCTGGAGTTGTAAGGGTGCGACACTATTATCCTTTACAATCCCAAATTATCCTATATAATAGGGGTGGGAGGTCGGGGATATAATATCCGATATATCTACTTTAGAATCATTCTAAACTAGACCATACAACTCCAGGTTGTATCAGTCGTGCAAATTTTTTATTTGACAATTTTTTAATTTAGGAATATATAGGACACAGAAAGGAAATATAAATATGCAAAAACAAAAAAGAATAACACTAAACGCAGAAAAGCGAAAAGTAATTGCAGATGTTTTTCAAGATCATTTTGAAAGCAATTCAAAATTCAAGAAAGCATGGCAACAAGCAAAAGAAACTTACAATGATATGCGAGAACAAGCAAAAGTTAAAATCAATCAACTTGTAAGATTTCATCAACCACAAGAAGATGTAGACACAATTCGTTCCATGAATAATAAGTATGGAGATAGTGGTGGACAACTCTACCATGATAATTGTTTTCATGTTCAAAACTCTACCCCTCGTATGGACACCGATTACAACGACAATCCTATTGAAAAATATGATGATGTTCATATTAAATTTGATAGCGATAAAGAATTTTTAACTTCTTACTATCGTGATGAGATGAAAGCAAAAGGCATTGACGCAGATTATGATGTAAGACTTGGGGACAACTACGACAAAAAAAATCCGACTTATTACAATTCCGAAAGTGCAGTAAATAAATATTTGGGTTATGGTAGTCGTAATGATGTAAGTGGTCAATCAT